TGCGGGTCATCGTGGCGCGGTTGCGACTGCCCAGCAGATTGCCAAGACCGAGTCGTTCCGTAGCCCGGATACCTTCGCCGACGTGGTTCGCGGTATGAACCTCTACGGTCGCAAGGTTCTGCGGTCAGAGGCACTTGTCGCTGCGTACTACAACGTAGCCTAAGTGTTCTACATAGGGGGCTGGCTTCTGCTGGCCCCCTTTCTCTGTTTATAGGAAGTTCTGATGCCTAGTACTTATATTGATCTTTGCAATAAGACGCTCCGCCGCCTCAATGAAGTTGAGATTGCACCGGCGGATTTTAGTAATGTACGAGGCGTTCAGGCACTTGTTAAGGATGCTGTTCGTTCTGCAATCCAGAAGATAAACCAATCAGAGTATGAGTGGCCGTTCAATGCAGCGGAACATTCCATGCTACTTACGGAAGGTCGAACAGAGTACAGTTGGCCAACTGCTTTAAAGGTAGTTGATTGGGAAAGTTTCCAGATACAAGGAAATGACAGCCAGAACGTTGAGTTTCGAGTTCTGGACTACATTAACCGGGACGAATGGTATGACAAACATCGGGATGACGACTATGCCGCCGGTAATATTGGCCGAGATGTACCCCTCTATGTATTTCCGTCTCATGGCAGCGGTTTTGGAGTCACCCCGTCGCCAGACAAGCCGTACTCGTTAAAATTTAGGTACTTTCTAAATACGGTAGATCTTTCTACTGCCACAGATGAGAGCCGAGTCCCCGAAGACTTCGACCATGTAATTGTAGATGGCGCTCTCTATCAAATGTACATGTTTAAGGATAACCCAGAAAGCGCCCAGCTTGCTTTTCAGTCGTTTGAGCGCGGAGTAAAAGACCTCCAGAGCGTGTACATAAATAAGTACGAGTATGTGTACGACCGCCGTGTTGCTTTCGGCGGAGGATCAGCTTCTAGCGGCGTAATTCCTTTGAGGAGTCGCTGATGCCCGATCGTATTGAGTCTTTTAAGCTAGTATGTCGAGGTGGATTAAACTCCAACGAAAATCACCTCGATCTTGCTGATAACCAGCCCGGTGCAGCGACCCGTCTGGTAAATTATGAGCCGTCACTGTTTGGCGGTTATCGTCGTTTAGAAGGGTATGAAGCTTTTGATACTGACTTCCCTGAAGTCGATGACGGTACCGGTAGCGCAGAAGGTAAAGTTCTTTGCATTGCTATGTTCCGTTTCGATGACGGTAATCCGTACGCTATCGCTGCTAGAAAAGATGTAGGACAGAACTCGTACAGCTTCTACAGGCATGTTCCCGGTGTGGGCTGGGATAAAATGAATACGGGCACGACCCGTCTAATGGAGGATCTTCCCCGTAGGGTTAATAAGATCCGGCATGTTCAGTTTGATTTTGGGTCGGGCAACCAAATCTGTTTTGTAGACGGCGTAAACAAAGCCATCGTATTTGACGGGGCTGATTGGTACGAGATTTCAGCTACAAACACTGGGGGACCAAGTTCTCCCGGCGGAGATCAGGCTGTAGACGCCCCTGCTATTGTAGATGTGTTTGAAAACCATCTATTTATTAGTGGAGACAAAGGTTTTCGGTCTATCGTATGTCACTCCGCCCCAAGAGACCCTTTTACGTTTACGGCATCTGCTGGAGCCGGGCAGCTACCTATTGGTTTCCCTGTAGTACAGTTTAAACCCTTCCGAGACGATCTGTTCGTTTTCGGCCCTAACGCGATTAAAAAAATCGAGCCGGACGTTAATGCAGGATTCCTGTTGGATCAGGTAACGGCTAATGTGGGATGTATCTCTAGGGACAGTGTACAGGAGATAGGCGGAGATCTTATTTTTCTTGCTCCTGACGGCCTCCGTCCTGTAGCGGGTACCAGCCGGATTGGTGACGTTGAACTAGAAACAATATCTAAGTCCATTCAGGGTCGCTTACTCGATATCATTCGTAACAATGATCTGGATCTTTTAAACGGAGTTGTTGTCCGTTCTAAGTCACAGGTAAGATACTTTATCAATGATGACTCTGTAGACCGTACCAACGGACAGGGCATCATTGGAGGGCTTACGAATAATCAGGGGCAGCTTTCGTGGGAATACGGAGAACTACTTGGTATTCGAGCGTCCTGTACAACGTCTGAGTACATTGGCCGAGAAGAATTTGTATTACATGGGGACTACGATGGGATTGTGTACCAGCAAGAAAAAGGAAACAATTTTGCTGGAGAAGACATTATTTCAATTTATTCGACCCCTTACCTAGATTTCGGTGACACTGAAATCCGAAAGGTCATCCACAAAATAAACACCTTTATTCGGGCGGAAGGCCCTTTCACGCTTAATCTATCTCTACAGTACGACTGGGGAGATTCTGATGTGGTTAAGCCTTCGGCGTACGATCAAACTGCTACTGGTGCGCCTACCGTTTATAACGGTCGCACAGTCACTTATGGCGGACCAAACGTTCAGTACGGTGGTGCGTCTAAGCCGGTTATGATCTCAGATGTGCAAGGCTCTGGGTACTCTGCCAGAGCGACGTTTGTGACAGTCGGCCAGTCTGAGCCTTTTTCCATACAAGGCATAGTATTTGAATTTGCTCTCGCGGGGAGACGATAAATGAGCGGTTATACTCGCCAATCTGTTGCAGATATCATTAATGGGCTGGACGTTACGGCTCCCCCGCTTAATGCGGAGTTTAATCAGCTAGAGGCCTCCTTTGCTGGCGTGACCGGACACGTTCATGACGGTTCCACTGGTAATGGGCCGAAGATCCCTCTAAACACTTCGGTAGTTAATTATCTTCAGCCGGAGAACGGCGGCGTCAATGGTCGCAATAAAACTGACGCCACAAATAACCCGGCAGTCACCAATGATAACACCGAAGGGTACTCCCCCGGATCTCTTTGGCTTAATAACAACAATGGCCGGGTGTTTCTTTGCGCCGGAAATAACACAGGCGCAGCAATCTGGCGTGAAGTAGCCCAGATAACAGAGAACTCAGTATTTTTCCCTGAGACCGATGATGTTGTTGACCTTGGAAAGGCAGGTACTCGTTTCCGCAATTTGTACCTTTCGGGCGGCACTACCATGGCTGGCAATCTGTCTGTTGGGGGGACTGTCGATGTTACCGGCAACGCCGCCCTAGACAGCAACCTGTCAGTTAGCGGCACTTCGACGTTATCAAATGTCGATATTAATGGCGGAAGCATTGACGGCACAGTTATCGGTGCAAGCACCCCATCTGCCGGTAACTTTAGCACTGTGGATATTGATGGGGGTACAATTAATGGTACGTCCATTGGCGATGTAGTACGCTCAACCGGCAAGTTCACGTCTGTAGATATCGACGGCGGGTTTATTGACGGAACAAGCATCGGAACGACCACACCGACAGTCGGCACGTTTACCGATATTACCGCCACAAACAGCTTCACAGCGCCCACAGCGGACATTAATGGCGGAACCCTTGATGGGGCTACCATCGGCTCGACAACTCCCGCTGGAGCGACTGTCACAAGCTTGTCGGCGACTACCAGCGTAGATTTCTCGTCTGCTGTCGTTACGAACCTTGGTACGGTCAGCACTGCGGACATTAACGGTGGCACTATCGATGGGGCCAGCTTGGGGGCCACCACTCCGATTACTCAAATCAGGGTAGACAACCTATCATTAGACGCCAACACACTTTCGTCTGTTAACACCAACGGAAACATCAACATTACGCCGAACGGAAGTGGCTCCGTTGTTATCCCGAAGGTCAATATTAATAGTGGCGAAATTGACGGCACAGTCGTAGGCGGATCTTCCCCGGCGGCGGGCAGCTTCACCACGGTGTCCACCAGTGGTCAGGCTACCTTGAACACTGCGGATATCAACGGCGGTACTATTGACGGCGCAGTTATTGGCCAGAACTCGGCGGCATCAGGTAAGTTCACGACGCTTGAGTCCACAACAGGCATTACAGGTGACCTGACGGGCAACGTCACCGGGAATGTTACTGGCAACGTTAGTGGTGATGTTACAGGTGACCTCACCGGCAACGTAACAGGCGATGTTAATAGTTCTGGAACTTCCAACTTTAACAACGTCACCGTGACCGGTTCGCTGAATATGGACGCGGGAACAGCCGCTACCATTGTGAACCTGACTAACCCAACTAATGCACAGGATGCGGCAACAAAAGCGTACGTTGATAACAGTATATCTAATCTGATCGATGGCGCTCCAGCGACTCTAGATACGTTGAACGAATTGGCTGAAGCACTTGCTGATGACCAGAATGCGTTCAATACGCTGGACACTAAAATCAATACCAAAGTCTCCAAAGCAGGAGACACCATGTCTGGTAACTTGGACATGGGGACGAATAAGGTAACGACCTCTTCCACGCCTTCAGCAAGCAGTGACGTTACTAATAAGCAGTATGTCGATTCAGAGCGTGACACGAGGGTTGCTAAGGCGGGCGATAGTATGTCCGGAGCACTGGACATGGGCGACAACCGCATCACCAGCCTCGCCGCCCCGACTAACGCAAACGATGCTGCCAGAAAAGCGTATGTAGATGGAATTCTAGGTTCAGCGACTGCTGCGTCTACCAGTGCTTCTGCTGCCGAACAGTCCGCGACAGAAGCGGCTAACAGTGCGTCTGCTGCTGCTACAAGCGAGACAAACGCCGCCCAGAGTGAAGCCAACGCTGCTACGTCTTTGGATAATTTCACGGATCAGTATCTGGGTCCGAAAGCGTCAGATCCAGCCACTGATAATGATGGAGACCCTCTGGTCGTAGGTGCGCTTTATTTTAACACCACACAGGGGCAGATGTTTGTCTACACAGGAAGCGTCTGGTCAGCAGCAGCACTCGACACAAATGGCGCATTGGTTGCGGCCAATAATTTGGCGGACGTAGCAAACCTTGAACAGGCTCGAATTAACATTGGCGTCGAAGATGCCGAAATATTTGCACTAGCGGGGATTTAACAAATGGCTATAGATTTTACACAGTTTAAGGCGACGCTGCAAACTAAGCTGGACAGTGTTACCGACGAAAAGGAGATGCTGCTCCTTGGCAAGGCTATTGAGAGTACCATCGACAATATCACTCTTAGCGATCTTCAGAACGAAGGTTCTACTCAGGTCACTAACGTCACGGACGAGGGCGACACACAGGTTGCCCGTGTTACTTCAGAGGGCGACACGCAAGTCACCAACGTACAGAATGCTGGCAGTGATTTTGTCGCTAAAGACAATGGCACGTTTACCGGCACTTTATCCGGTGCGGAACTGGTTCTTTCAGGGAACCTTACTGTCAACGGCACAACCACGACGCTCAATACGGCTACGCTAGATGTAGATGATAAAAATATCACTGTTGCAAACGGCGCTACTGACGCCGCTAGTGCCGACGGTGGCGGCATTACGGTTGGCGGGGTAAATGCTACATTTACTTACGCAGCATCTACCGACACGTGGAATCTGAACAAAAGCCTTGTCTCCCCGGGTCTGGACGTTAATGGCACAACTGAAGTCGAGGACATCAAGGAAAAGGTCACGACTGACGCCTCTACAAGCGGCACGTTGACGGTCAATGCCAATGATCAGGGCGTAATCTTCCTGACCGCCAATCAGACCGCCAACAGGACGGTCAACATTGTAGGCGATGGTACAACCACATTGGATGCTTACCTTGCTACTGGCCAGTCCGTAACAATCGCGGTGGCGGCAACTCAGGGGACAACCGCACACTACTTCAACGCTGTACAAATAGACGGAGCAACTGTCACGCCGAAATGGCAGGGTGGAGAAGCACCGACCGAGGGCAACCCAGACAGCATCGACGTCTACTCATTTACAGTTATCAAAACTGGCGCAAGCACCTTTACCGTTCTTGCCGCCCAGACTCAGTTCGCTTAATCGGAGTAATTTCTAATGGCACCAATTATTTCGACATTTGGTAGTGGTTCTGCAAGAGGGTTTGGACGGGCGCAATTTGTGTTGTCAGGATTGTTTCAATTTCCAGTTGGGACACAGCATGTTTTTACTGTTGGGGACGGCGCGTTTTCTACCCCACCCACTTTGAATTCTTTGACATCTACATACCCCTCTTGGGCGCAAAATAGCAGTTTTTTTGATATGCCTGTGCCTGGAGTACAACAATTTACTATCCCAACGGATGGTGTATATGAGTTTACTGTGAACGGTGCATCAGGCGGCAGTAACGGAAAAGGAAGTGGTGGTAGAGGGTACATTGTACAAGCGCAATTCGAATTATCTCAAGGCGAAAAGATAAACATATTGGTGGGTCACCGTGGCGTTAGTGAATCCGATGGGGGAGGCGCTAATTATAATGGTGGCGGCGGCGGCACATTTGTCTGGAAAAACTCCGACATAGGATTTGGATCAATTCCTTCTGAGTTTACCGAGCCTCTTCTTGTGGCAGGAGGTGGCGGAGGAGCGTCTGACGAAGTACCTGATGGACTCAATGCTAATGAAACACCAGATGGGACAAATAATGCTAACAATTCTGCTTCTGGAGGTTCGGGAGGCTCTGGCGGTGAGATACCTGATAGTAGTGGTGAGCATCCGGCCACAGCGGGTGCGGGATGGAGAGGTAACGGCGCTCACGGCAACGCACAGTGTAATTTTCTTTCTACTGAATCTGTAATGCCCACTCTCGGCGGGGACGGAGGCCGCGGTGGCGGCGACGACGAATTTGATATTCAGGGCAGTTTCGGCGGTGGCGGCGGCGCGTCTACGT